TCTTTTTCTTCTTTACGAGGTACTAAAGGTTTAAACTCTTTAGTTTGAGCAGGTGTAGATGTAGTTTCTTTTTTTTCTATACCTAAAATCTCATTTACCTTATCTTCTAATTTACTCATTGGTTTTTTTTAAAATAAACTGGTAATCCTAAATGTGGTCTACCATCAAATATATTATTTTCACTTTTTAAACCTACTTGACTTCCTACTCCAGTAATTTCATTTGTAGAACCTTGTATATTATAATGTAAAAACACTTGTACACAATGATCACCATTTAAACCATCTCTCCAATGTTCATATTCAGAACCCTTATATAATAACATATCACCCTGTTCTAAATTAATTTCCACACCTTCTTTATTTCTAGGAATATAATTACCATTTTGATCATAAGAAATTTCTTTATTATTTGATTCTGAATCAATGTAAATAGGCCATTTAGAACCACCTAAAAATAAAGTTGTTGAAATTTGACAACTAAATCTATCTATATGTCTTTTTAATAAACTACCTCGTCTATACACTCGAGCATATGAATACGTAGGATATAGTTTTAGTCCTGTAGATTCTTCTACTTTAGGTAATGTTTTAACTAATAGTGTTTCCATTGCTAAATCAGCATAACAAGCAAAAGCATTATTTACTTGGGTGTCACCAAAAATTCCGTGAATATGTGAATACGGTGAAATAAATTTTTCTTTAAATAAAGTATCTGCAACTTTTTCTTTTAATAAAAAATAATCACAACAAAATTGAGCTAATTCATTTGATACTGCACCTTTTATAATTGAATAATTTTTTTCTCTAAAACTCATTTTAAGCCCTCATATCTTTTAAATCAGGTGACAACATTCCCGATCTTATTGCTTGTATATTAAAATGTATAAATCTAAAAGGTTCTATTCCATTATCAACTGTAAACTGATGAGGTAAATATGCATTAAAAAATATAAGTGTTCCTGGTTTTACTTGTACATTTACAGAACTTTGACCCAAACATAATTTATTGGGGTCTTTTAGTGGTAATTTTGACATTAATGCTGCAGGACGAGGATCGTGGAATACAGGATTAGATGTTAGTGATGAACATTTTAAAAAATAGAAACCAGATATATGATTATCGTAATGAATATGAGTATCGTGGTGACCACCTCCATTTTCAGCAAATTGTTGTACCCAATATTCAGTCATCATCATTGTATAATTAGACACATCAAAACCTTGTTCACTTAATATATTCCAAGAAGTTTTACCTATGAATTTTGTTAATTCATCTAATCCAGGTAAACCAACTAATGAACCAGAGTGATAAGACAATCCGTGATCTTTTACTTTTTCAAAATTTTTATCACCTAAACGTAAATATCTTTCATCTAAAATTTTTTTATAATGACTTGCTTTTATTTCATCTAATACACGATCACAAATACCATTTACTTCATCTACCCATTCAGGTTTATAATAATCGTAAATAGGTGTTTGAAAAAACTCTTTTTTGTTTTTGTTTTCTTCATCTAAAAATATTGTCATAACTACCTCTATTTATTATTTCCAGGGATGCCCCAAATTCCACATTACTAAAGATTGTCTAAATCCTTTTGTCACTGGTGTCACTCTATGCCATACAAAACTAGGAAAAACTACCAATGAACCTTTATCTAATATTTCTGTACATTGTTGAATTTTTGCTTTCTCTTTTTCTCTAAAATTTGTAAATCCAAATTCTAATCTACCACCCTCATATTCCCAAGGATCACTTAAAGTCACTGTGACAGATAATTTTCTTATTTTACCTCTAAAGGAAGGATTTTGATGTGTGTTAGGATAAGGTTTAGGCCAACTATCTTGGTGAAAAGAATAAAAACCTCCTGAACTGTACGTTGTAAATTGTACAGTCTCTGACCAGTCCCATTGAAAGTTCCAACCTGCTTCTTCATTTGCTCTATGAACCCAAGGTTGTAATTCATCATATATCCATCTATCGTCTAACCAAACAACATCAGACTGTCTAATCTCAACGATATCATCATATAATTTTGGATTATTTTTTTTAACAAAATCAATTTTTTCTTTTGATGAAAGCTTATTTAAACCTTGTTTTAAAACACTATCTTGTAATTGATCTATATATTCATTTACTGTACTACCTGTCATAGCAGATTCAAGTTTTTTGTCCTGAACATATTTTTTCAAGTCTTCTATAAAATTAGGACCTATAGCTTTTTTAAAGTAATAATAATAATGTTTCAAATTCATAACAATATATATAATGGTTTAAAATCTACTCGTCAACGTCTTTAGATGTATTATAAACCTTTCCGTCAGTAAAATTTTGTATCGTAGTTGTAAATCCAAAATCATCATCAGCATCTGCAGTTGTAGGATTTGGAACAACTATAATTCTTTCTTCTCTTTTTTCATTTCGATTTGTGTCAGTATATATATCAGATTGTACTTCTTTAATAACTTTTTGAGTTGAAGCAGGACCAAACAAATAAGTTTTAGCAGTAAATCCTAAAGTATAAACAACTGCTCTTCTCGTTGTAAAATCACCACTATATGTATCTTCATAATTAACGCTGTTTAAAATTATAGGTACATCTCTCTTTATATTTAATTCTGGTATTGCATTTACTGTCACAGTATAATCAGGTTGAAAAAATGGTAATATTTGTTCTATAATTTGTAAACCCGCTTCAGCAGTAGCAGTAAATGAATAAAGATTATAAGATATATTATAAGGAACAGGTGTGTAATTATAATCTAATATTTTACCTTCATTATTTGCTTTAATACTTTTAAATTTTTGAATTCTTGTAAGTTTACGAGAACCATCATAAGATATTCCTGTAATTTCAAAACCCATACGAGGTAGAGTAATAGCAAATTCTCTATTACTTAATGAAGCTTGTTGATCTAGTCTAACTAAAAACTTTTCTTTAGGAGCATAGGCCAAAGGAACTCTTATAGATTGTACAACTGTACCAGATGAGTCTTTTCTTTTAACTTGTATATTATTAAAAATTTGACCAAATGCAATGGTCATTCTTCTCATACTTTCGTTATAAAAATATTTTCCAAACATTAAAAGTCTACCTCACCAAATGGATTTCTTTCTGTAAAATCTAATATATCATCTGTTGTTGATGATGTATCAAAACCAGCTTCTTGGTCTAAATCATTATTATCTGCATATGTATTTGCTTGTGTTTGTATATTATAGGTTTCTAATAAGAAATAATTTGTTTCATCATCTGAACTATCGTTTTCTAATAATAATGAACCTGAACTAGAATCTGCATTTGTTCCATCCTCAAGTGTCATTTGATGTGCTAATTGATCTAGTGTATAAGCATCTTCTGCTTCATCAATTTGTGTAATACCAGTATCTAATCTTTCGTTTGAGTATTCCCAACGTGTCACTCTTAATTTGTAAACAGGTAAATTACCTAATTGAAAGAATGGTTCCTGATCTTCTACAAATTGTATTTCAAAAAAACTATTCATCAAAGGCATATAAATTATATCGCCCTCATTAGGTCTACCTGATACAATTAATGTTTGAGGATCGTCAATAGCATTTTGCCATCTTCTTTTAGCTACAGTAAATGTAGTATCTTCTCTAATTTCTAATCCAAATTTACTGATTAATTCTTGTTGGCCAGCAAATCCTTCAGTTGTCTCCATATACATTTCAATTAATGCTGCTTGTGTAAATCTACTTGCAACATCTTCACCTAATATCAAATCTCTGTTTATTAATGTTCTTGGAAGATAATAACAGTCGTGTCCGTATATTTTTAAGCCTTCAATGATAAGGTCTTCGTGTAATCTTTTTTCACTATCATTTCCAATACCATTACCGCCTTGAAAATAGTGGTTAACAGCCATAACATTATCCTATCATCATTGCGGGGTTTAATTCATAAGAATCTCTAATTTCTTTTTCTAGTTTTTCAATGTCTTGTAAAGCTTCTTGGAAAATTTGTTGACCATTTAAAGTCACATTACCAATCATAGTCACACCATTAAACTTAGATAAGTTTGCTCCCCATTGTTTTTTGAACAACGCAGTGACATATCTTTTTAGATAAATGTCATTATAAACATCTGTATATACTGTTGGGTCTAATTTTCTATAACACTCTATTACTAAATATTCACCAACTGTTAAATCGTTTTTCCAATCTTGGTCAATATATAATCTATTATCGTGTTGATTAAATCTTAAAGGTTTTTCACCAACAAGTATGTGGTCTAAAAAATCTAAATGTCTTAATACAACATCATAATTAATAATTGATGTTGAAGAAAAATCATAAAGGTCATTTAATCTTAATTGGTATCTTACATCAAATAAGTTTAGATTACCTTTATCTGAATATGGAAATATATTGATTACAGATATAACACTTTCTGGTACTACAATATAACCTGGTTGTTCTTTCCAAGTTGTAGATACACCGTTTTTTGTGACACTTTCAGAAATATCAGTGTTTATTCTATCGTAATCTGCTTGTGTATATTGATATTTTAAATACGTTCTTCTAATACCATCATAATGATATTGAGCAAAGTATTGTAAAGCCTCATCAATTCTATCTTCAAGTTGGTCATCATCAACATTGATTTCAATAACAGGTTTACCTAATGCTCTTAGGGCGTATTGTTTTAATGTTTCTCTTGTAGCGGGTATTGCCATATCACTCCTTTAATTACTACTATTTATAAGAATAGTAGAATATTAACCAAGAGCGATAGATTGTGCGATAGCAAACGATTCAAGAGCTACTGTTCCAGTTTGATCAGGTAAAGTAATTGTTCTATCAGCAGTAGGATCAGTTGCAGTCAAAGTTGTTTCATAATCATCTGCTGTTGAACCCTCAAATGTAAACGATGCACCACCCAAAGCTAATCCTGTAATAGTAGGGTTAGTAATTGTTGGTGATGTTAATGTTTTATTTGTTAAAGTATCTGTTGTATCTCTACCAACTAATGTGTCAGTTGATGTAGGTAATGTTAATGTACCTGTGTTAGAGATAGTTGAAATAACTGGTGTTGTTAACGTT